CGCCGACGATGCCGCCCGCCCCGACAGCACCCGACACCACCCCGGCGACGGCCGCGCCCAAACCCGGCAGCAGACCGGCCACCAGCACCGCCGCGCCCGCCGCCACCGGAGCCGCGACCCGCATGACGCTGATGAAGCCCTCACTGAACTGGATGCCCGCGTCCGCTCCGGCCACCGCGAACTCGCCGGAGAGCCGATCGAAGAGGCGCACCTCACGCCGCGCCTTGTTGATGTCCTTGATCAGGCCGGTGTCGCCGGTGGTGTTCAGCTGCTTGACAAGCGCGATCTGCGCCGCCCGCAACTCGATCAGCTTGCGTTCCAGGAACCCGGCGTCGTGGCCCGCCTCGCGCAACTCGTCGCCGAAATCGTCGACAGCCCGGCCCGAAGACTTGACCCCCGCCTTGAACGCGGGCTCACCGGTCAGGCGCAGATTCGCGCGCAACTCGTTCTGGACGACGGCCAACAGGTCACCGTCCTTCACCAGTCGAGGGAGGGCGATCTATGGCACGGGGGCGCTACCCTGCCGCCATGAGCCGGGAAGACACGCTGATCAGGATCGGGCGCGGGGTACCGGGCGCGGGCGGTAGGCCGCCGAAGTCAGCCGCCTACTGGGTCACCGTCACCGCCGTCATCGCCGTCGTCATCGCCGTCGCCGCCCTGGCCGTCGCCATGTACCGGCCCAAGGACAAACCCGACCCGGCCGTGATGGCGGCGCAGATGGCGGCGCAAACCCAATGCGCCAACCTCGCCAAGGCGTACCAGACCTGGACCGGCCACAAAGCCGAACTCGACGTCCTACTCGACGTCGACTCGTTCGCCCAAGGCGTCTACCTCGGCCGGCTACGCGACGACGCCGACACATTCGCCTCGGCCACCGACGGATACACCGACCAGCCGACCCAACAGCTTCACCTGGCCGTGCTGGACTACCGCCTCGACGTCGGCATGCTCGCCCTGGCCAACTCCGGCGGCCTGGCCATCGGCAACGACGACCACCGCAAAACCCTGGACGCGTGGGCGGGCGTGGAAACCTCATACCGCCTGTTCACGTCTGCGACCTGCTAGCGGCCCGCAGATACCGGTCGGCGTCGCGCGGGGTCAGCCTGCGCACCTCACGCGCGGGCATCTGCCACTGCACCCAAAACCAGGGCACCAGCACGTCTAGGCCTTCTTCGACCGAGGCCTCTCCGAGGGTGGCTCCGAGGAGCCATCCGCCGGGGGGTCCGTCTCGGCCACCTCCCGCCAGTCACACGCCAGCGGATTCGGGCGGAACTTGTCCCACTCGGGCTCATGCAACCCGGCCAGCTGCCGGGCCACCCAGAACACCGCCCGGACACCCGGCAGCGTCTTGGCGATCCACTCGTAGGTCATCGCCCGCGTCAGCGTCATCGCGTCGCCGCGGCGCATCGGCGCCTCGAGCAGTTCAAGGTCGTCGTACGACATGTCCGTGGCGAGCGTGTCCGGGTCGAAGCGCAGCCACTCGGGGCCGCCGTACTCCGCGCGATCCTTCTCGCCCAGCTTCAACTCAAGGGCCATCAGCTGGCCTTCCCAATCTGCTCCAGGACGTTGCCCAGCGCCACGTCGAGGCGTTTGAACGCGCGCGGCGCCGCAAAATGCACCGGCTCAGAGAAGAACCCGGACCGGATGCGGGTCACGCGCCACGGGTTCTTGTACAGCGCGCCGTTCTTCAGGCGCCGATACCTGCCGTACACCGGGTGGCGCAGCTGACCCTCTTCCAGGCGCCGCACATCACGGCGGCCCTTCGTCGAACCCGCATACACGGTCACCGTCACACCACGGCCCGGATGGCGTATCAGCTCCGACTTGGCGCGCACCCGGCTCAGGAAGACGGCCTCATAGCCCGACGGCATGTAGATCGGCGACGCGGTGACCACGGCCTGGCCGATGTCCTCGCCCGCCTGCATCAGACCGTGGTCCATGTGCTTGCCGAAGTCCGGGCCGGCCGCCTTCTCGCACGCGGCGGCGAACGCCCTGCACGTGGCATCGCCCGAGACCGTGACAAGCATCAGAACGTGCCCACCGTCAGCGCGTTGTCCATGCGGAACGTCGCCGAAAACGGCACCTTCTCCTTCACCGACGCGTCGAAGGTCAGCGACTCCATCCAGCACTCGCCCGAGTATTTGACGCGGGTGGCGGTGTTGGAGTCCGGGCCGTACTCGAACGAGCTCGTCGCCGTCGTCGTACGAAGGCCGTTGAGCACCGTCATCGAGCCGGTCGTCGCCGTGTTGTCGAACTGGCCGGTGACCGTGAACGACGCGCCCTGCAGGCCGGGGATGAACCGCTCGCCGGTGTCGGTGAAGCTGGTCACGTCCGACAGGGCACGCGCCGACGGGAGGCCGGAGACGCCGTCGACGTGGGCCGAGATGTTACGCAAAGTGCCGCCACTGTCGTCGATCGCGAAGTAGGCGTCTTTTCCATGAGCGCGGGCCACCTTATGTCCTTTCCGTCAGGTACGTGTTTGCCCGAGCGAGCAGGCCTGGCCTGTCGCGCAGATGTTGGTGTTGGAAGGTGGCCCTTAGCGGCGGGCGCCGGCGATCGCGAACGTGGCCGAGCCGGCGCCGGTCACATCCCAGAAGCCACGCAGATGGCGGTTCACCGTGCCGGTGACGGTCTTGCGCTCCCACGTCGCCGCGGTCACCGTCGTGAAGGTGATCAGGTCGGACCAGGCGCTGTTGTCCGGCGAATGCTGAATCTTGAAGACGACGCCGGTGAACCCCGAGAAGGCGGTGACATGCAGCGTCCCCACCGCGCCGCCCGCAGACGAGGCCGTGTTGTCCACATTGGTGCTGTTGCCGTCGGCCGTCTCCGAGGCCAGCACGTGCAACGTCACACCGACGTCGACGCCGTCGTTGGGTGTCCCGGTCAGCTCCACTTTGACCAGATCCTTGACCGCGCCGGGATAGTCCAGCGCCGACACGTTGCCCTCGCCGAAGAACGCCCACGACCCGATCGCCGGGGTCTCCGCGAATATGGTCACCAAAAGCCCGGCGGCGGTCGTGCGGGCCGTGTCCAGCGTCGCCTCGATGTCACCGGCTGCCGCGTTGAAGTGCCCCGAGATACCCAGCGAGCCGGACAGTTGCCCCGGATGCCACTGCTCGCCGGTGGACAGCAGATTGCTCGCGTCGGCGTAGAGCCGCTGATGCTCGAAGTGCCAGCCCGCGATGCTGCCCGACAGGTGGGCGCTGTTCACCAGAACCCGGGTGTCCTTGCCATGGCTACGGCTCAACGCTGCTCGCCTCCTCGATCACCTGCTGCTCGACCACCTGCTGCTCGAGCCACGTCGCCACCACCGACGGCGGCAGGTCATCGACAACATCGCCCGGTTCGGCGCGCTTCTCGTCCTTGCCCTTGCCGTTGGGCAGATAGTTGACGCCGACTAGAACGCGGTAGCTCTTACGTGCCATCGACATTCACCTCCACGATGAAGTCCGCGCCCAGGTAGGAGATCCCGTTGTGCTCGATGTCGCCGTACACCGGAACACCCGTCACCCGGGTCCAATCGGCCACACCGCTCAAGGTCTCGTCGCCCTCGATCGCCGCCTTGATCGACGACGACCCGGACCCGGCCAGATAGGCGTCCAGGTCTTCCTGCGCATAGGTTTCGGTGGAACGCTGGACGAGCAGCCGGACCCTGAACGTGTACAGGTCGGAGCCGCGGCCCATCGTCTCGTCGAACTCGATCGGGCCCGGCATCGGGAAGGCGGCGGGCACAACCACAGTCCCCGGCGCCTTGTCGTAGGCGTTCAGGCCGGTGATCGTGGCCAGGCGCGTCTGCAACCCGGTCCTCATGCTCGACAGCGACGCCACGTCAGGCCACCAGCACCGGGCGAAGCGTGTACGGGGCGATCATCGCCATGGCCATCGGGTTCGCGCGGACACGCACGCCGCCCCACTCGGCCACGCCGATGACACCATAGGGGGCGTCCTTGAGTTTGAACGTCTCCTCGGACACGACGAGACAGGCCTCTTTGACCCCAGCCGGTACCGCGGTCCAGCCCCACTTGGCGGTCACCTGGATCGGCGCCCGCAGCGTCGATGTCGGGAACACCCGGCCGGCGACGGCGCGGATCCGGTAGTAGGGCCACCCGGACTCGGCGTCGACGATGCCGTTGAGTGGTTCGAGTTGGTAGTCGGTGGACGCCCACGAGGTCGCGTAGGCGGCGGCGTCGCTCTCGTCGGTGGCGACGAGCAGCCCGGAGGTGGTGGAGATGTCGTCCACCTCGGCCAGCCATTGACTGCACGGGTAGAAGATCCGGGCGGTTGCCGACGCCGCCACGTTGAACTGGCGGCCGCAGATCTTTTCGATGCCGCGCGAGGCGACCGCGAGCGCGTTGGTCAGCGCCGCGTCGTCGGTCGAGCCGGTGACACCGCCGAGGCGGACCTTCAGTTCGGCGATCGTGGCGTAGCTGTCACCCAGCGCCAAAGCCGCTCACCTCGTTTCGCCCAGCATCAAAGTGACCAGCTCGTCCAGCCCGATCTCCGGCTTCCAGCCCAGGGCGGCAGCGGTCGCGAGCCGCCCGTCCTGGTCGATGATCTCGTTGGGCACCCGTGGCGCATCCGGGTCGATGCCGACGGCCTCGTCCCACGTCAGCCCGGCCACCTTCAGCGCGGCCTCGGTCAGATCCCGCACCGAATGGCTCCGGCCGGTGGCGATCACCCAGTCACCCGGTGTGTCCCGCTCGGCGATGAGTGGCAGCGCCCGCATGTAGTCCGGCGCGTAGCCCCAGTCCCTGCGCGACTCCACATCACCCAACATCAGCCGCTCGACTGAGCCGCCGGCGATCCGGGCGATCGTCGAGCAGATACGCGGGGCCAGGAAGCGGGGGTCCTGCCGCGGCGACGTGTGGCTGAACAGCACCGCGTTGGAGGCGTGAAGCTGATGCCGGTAGCCGCGCACCGCCTCGTGCGCGAACGTCTTGGCGATCCCGTACAGGCCGTAACGCCCATGGTCGTAGATCGCCGACGACGATGCGTGGACGAGGCGAGAGTTCGGCGTACAACGAACCATCGCCTCGAGCAGGTGGACCACACCCAGGCCGGTCGTCTGCGCCAGCAGCGGCGGCTGCGGTGTACCCCAGCCCTGCCCCGGCGCGGTGACCGCGGCCAGGTTGTAGACCACGTCGGGCTTGCACTTGAGCAACGCCGCCTCGAGCGAGTCCTGGTCGAGCAGGTCGCCGAGTATCAGCGGGTACGGCGCCTGCAAGCGCCGGCGCACCAGCCCGGTCACGTCATGCCCGTCGGCGCACAGCTGTTCGGCCAGATAGGAGCCGTCCTGCCCGGACACCCCGAGGATGAGCGCCTTCACAAGAGGACCGGCCCGGGCAGGGGGATGATCCAGCGGTGGTTGGGGTTGGCGGACATGATGCCGCGGCTGTAGTTCCATGCTGCGAGAAGGAAGGTGCGTGTCTTCTCGTCATGGCTTTCGGCGTAGATCGGGATGCCGGTTCCGGGGATGTGCCGCAGCTGCTTGGCCTTGGTCGAGTCGACGCACCACGGCAATTCCTTGGCGGTCAGCCCGCAGAAGTTGAGCAGGGTTGTCGCCTTGGCCGGCGCCCCGTACACCGCGGTCACGCCGCGCTGAGCGGCGATCAGGTCGAGCAGCCGGGCGCGGATGCGTTCCGCGCGGCCCTGCATGCCCTCGTAGGCGCCGAACGAGTCCAGCCAGCGCTCCGACGCGCGCAACTCGTCGACGCGGCGCGATGGGACACCGGCGCGGCCCAGGGTGACCCGCAGCGATCCGCCCTGCCGATCGGTCAACTCGGCGTCGCGCACCCAGAGGCTGTGCCGCTGCGCCGCCTGTTCCAGCGAGGACAGGGAGAAGAAGTTGCGGTGCTCGTGGTAGACCAGATCGAAGGCGTTGTTCACGATCAGATCCGGCAGATATTGCACCTCGATCATGGCGATGCTGTCGTCGTTCATGAGGTGTGCGATCCCGGCCAAAACATCCGAGACGTCCTCGACGTGAGCCAGCACATGGTTGGCGATGACGACGCCCGGCTGTTCGTCGTCGAGACAACCCGGGATGTCAGTAGCCGCGTCAAGGTTGAACGCGGCGGGCCACACATTCAAGCCTCTGTGCCGGGCCATCTGCGCCGGGCCGGTCGACGGGTCAACGCCGAGGTGCGCGACGTGGCTGAAGTGCCGCAGCAGATCGCCGTCGTTGCAGCCGATCTCGACAACGCCTTGGCACACCAGGGACGGGTAGCGCGCGATCACGTCGCGGGCGTAGTCCTCGTGGTAACGGCTCAGCGGCGGGGAGGCCGAGGAGTAGAAGCTGTAGCCGGTGCCGAACAGCACATCCGCCGGAAGCACTTCGAGCAGTTGCACGAGGCGGCATTTGCCGCACACGGCCACCTGTAGCGGATAGCGCGGCGCGTCCAGTGATTCCTGCGCGGTGACGGTGTAGGCGTCGGCGATCGGGGAGTCACCGAGGTCGAGGAACTGTTCCAGGTCGGTGTGCCCGCAGGCCGAACACGTGGTGCGCCTCATCGCGACCACCACTTGTCCTGGAAGATCTCCTCCGCGACATCCCACGCCTTCGCGATCTCCGGCGACTTGAAGCCGATCGTCGTGTGATGGTGAGTGTCCACGTCGGCCACCACAACCCGCTTGCCCGCGGCCCGCGCGGTCAGGCACACATCGTCGTAGCCCA